CCGCGGTTCATATTTGGGTGTTACATCACTTGCTTATACACCAACTAAATCTCAAAGAGATACGTTGTACAAAGCAGGTATTAACCCAATCGCAAATCTACCAGGACAAGGTATTTTGCTTTACGGTGATAAAACACATATGAATAGACCAAGTGCATTCGATCGTGTAAATGTACGTCGTCTATTTAATGTCGTAGAAAGAGCAATCGCTCTGGCAGCACGCAACACATTGTTCGAATTAAACGATGAGTTTACAAGAGCAGAGTTTGTGAATATCGTAGAACCGTTCCTAAGAGAGATCAAAGGACGTCGTGGTATTACAGACTTCCGTGTCGTATGTGATGAGACAAACAACACTCCAGCTATCATTGATAGAAATGAGTTTGTTGCTAATATCTTCATCAAGCCAGCACGTTCAATCAACTACATCACTCTAAACTTTGTTGCTGTTAGATCTGGTGTCGACTTCGAAGAAGTCGCTGGACTACAGGTATAAGGAGATAAAAGATGGCAGTTTTAGGCGTAGATGATTTTAAAGCAAAACTTCGCGGTGGTGGTGCACGCCCTAATTTATTTAAGGCAACTATCAACTTCCCAGGTTATGCAAACGGTGACGTAGAACTATCCTCATTCCTATGTGAGGCAGCTCAGTTACCAGCGTCGACAATGGGTACAATTATTGTTCCTTTCCGTGGTCGTCAATTAAAAATGGCTGGTGATCGTACATTTGATGTATGGACACCAACTATCATTAACGATACTGACTTCAGCATCCGTAATTCTTTGGAGCGTTGGATGAACGGTATGAATGCACACAGTGCAAATACTGGTCTAACAAATCCTGTGGATTATGAAGCTGACTTGGTTGTTGAGCAGTTAGATAAAGACGGCTCATCAATTAAAACCTACAACTTTAGAGGTTGTTTCCCTACTGCAATTAGTCCGATCGATGTTAGCTATCAAGCAACAGATGAGATCGAACGATTCACAGTAGAATTCCAAGTTCAATACTGGGAAGCAGCAACAACTTCATAAGGTATAAATAACTAAAAAGAGAGACCAGAAATGGTCTCTCGCTCACTTCAATATTAGGATAAAGTATGGCTGACAATACTGGATTACGTTTATTCGGCTTTGAGATTAAAAGAGCTAAGGATAAATCCGCAGAAAAGTTGCAATCTATTGTCCCACCAACAGATGATGATGGTGCAGGATACGTCACTGCTTCTGGCTCACATTATGGAACATATGTTAACCTAGGAGAAGGCGATCATTCAAAGGATAATCACCAAAATATTAGGCAATATCGTGCAGTAGCAATCCATCCAGAGGTTGATGCCGCAATCGAGGATATTGTCAATGAATCTATTACTAATAACGAAGGCTCACCGGTTTCGCTTGTCTTGGATGGGGTAGAGGGACTAAGTGATCAGCTTAAAAAAGTAATGACTGAAGAGTTCGACCATATCTGTTCCATGTTAAAATTTACAGATTTAGGACACGATATTTTTAGACGGTGGTATGTAGATGGTAGGATCTATCACCACTTGGTAGTGGATGAAAAGAATCTAAAGGCAGGTATCCAAGAGATTAGACCAATTGATGCCTCTAAGATCCGTAAGGTCAAGGAAGTTAAAAAGAAAAAAGATTCTCAGACTGGAGCAACACTTGTTGAAAATGTAAACGAATTTTATATTTACCAAGAAAAGCCAGGTCAGCAAGCCCAGGGTATTAAACTAAGTAATGATTCAGTGTCATATGTAACCTCTGGACTATTAGACGAGACCCGAAAGAAAGTAGTTTCATATCTACATAAAGCACTAAAGCCTATTAACCAATTACGTATGATGGAAGACTCGCTTGTCATTTATAGACTTGCTCGAGCACCAGAGCGTAGAATTTTCTATATTGATGTAGGTAACTTACCACGTGGTAAAGCCGAGACATATATGAAAGACATTATGGCTCGTTACCGTAATAAACTAGTATATGATGCCAACACCGGTAATATTAGAGACGATCGCAAGCATATGTCGATGCTTGAAGATTTCTGGCTACCACGTCGTGAAGGTGGTCGTGGTACAGAAATTACCACACTTCCTGGCGGCGAAAATTTAGGTCAGATCGATGATATTCTTTACTTCCAGAAAAAGCTATATAGATCATTAAACGTTCCAATCAATAGATTGGAACCAGAAGCACAGTTTAATCTAGGAAGAGCCACAGAGATTACACGTGACGAACTTAAGTTCCAAAAGTTTGTGGATAGACTAAGACGCCGGTTCTCAATGTTGTTTACAGAGATTCTGAAAAAGCAATTGATTATGAAGGCAATCATTACTGAGGAAGATTGGGACAATTGGAAACAGGATGTTCACATCGATTATGTCCGCGATAACCATTTCACAGAACTAAAAGACGCGGAAATATTACAGAATAAACTACAGACCCTAGATAATATGCAACAGTATGTTGGCGAGTATTTTTCTAAAGAGTGGGTCATGAAAAATGTTCTATATTTTGACGATGACGAAATTGAGGACATGAAAAAACAAATAGGTGAAGAAGAGAAAGCTGGAGAGATCAATCAAGAGGATGACCAGCCAAAACAAGAATCTATTATCCATTTAAGAAATAGGAGTTAGTAATGGAAATTAATATTGATGATTTTATCGATCAGGTACAAAATCAGGATTTTAGCAAAGCTAGTGTTACCTTTGCAGATCTGATGGATACCAAAGTTACGGATGCATTAGAACAAGAGAAGATCAGTTTAGCCGATCAAATCTTTAACGGTGCGGAAGCTGACGATGAATCTACTGAAGGTGATGAGCTTGATGATATTTCAGACGAAGAACTTGAAGCGGCGGCTGCAGAAGTAGAAGCTGAAGAAGAGGACGATCCCGAGCTCGAAAAAGAGGATTGATCATATAAAAAGATTAGAATTTATTTTATTATAAATAATACCAATAATAAGTAATAGGATTGTTAGATGAAGCTAATTACTGAATATACAGAAACCGACGTTCAGTGCGTCGTTGAAGCAAAGGAAGATGGTTCGAAGACTCATGTCATCGAAGGGATCTTCGCCATGGCAGATTCTAAAAATCGGAATGGACGTATATATGAAAAGGCTATAATGGAAAAAGCCGTAAATAAATATGTCACAGAACAGGTTTCCAAGGACAGAGCGGTAGGGGAATTAAACCACCCAGATGGACCAACTGTTAACTTGGATAAAGTATCCCATAAAATTACTGAACTTAAAATGGATGGAAGTAATGTTATGGGAAAGGCGCGTATCTTGGATACTCCAATGGGCAATATCGTTAAAGGTTTGCTTGAAGGCGGTGTTCAACTAGGTGTCTCAACTCGTGGTATGGGTAGCCTCGAGCAGCGCAATGGCGCTATGTATGTCAAGGATGACTTTATTCTTAATACAGTTGATATTGTACAGGATCCTTCAGCACCAAATGCTTTTGTTAATGGGATTATGGAAGGTGTAGATTGGGTCTGGAATAATGGCATTATTGAAGCTCGAGAAATTGAAAAAATAGAGACTGAAATTAAAAACGCTCCACGTGCGGATCTATATGAGACGCAAGTACGTGAGTTTAAGAATTTCCTCTCGTTAATGAAAACACAGCAATATTAAGGAGTCAAACATGACTGATCAAATCGAAGATCAAGAAGTTGAGCTCGACGAGGACGAAATCGAAGAAGCTCACGATCCAAAAAATGCTGAAGCTCAATCAGTAGCATCTGTAGGTGCCGCAGAAGGTAAAGGCCCAAAAGCCAAAGGCCGTAAAGGTGATAAGAGCAACAGCGAACCAATGCAAAAAGTGGCTGCACCAGCAGGTATGAAGGCAGAAGATGTTAAATTTGATGGGGACTTTAGTGAAGATCTAAATGCTCTGGTGGAATCTGAGGCAACACTCTCTGATGAGTTTAAAGCCAAAACAGCCGTAATCTTTGAAGCAGCGGTTAAGTCAAAACTTGCCGAAGAGATCGACAGACTAGAAGCAGAATACAAGCAATCGCTTGATGAAGAAGTTTCAACAGTCAAAGCCGATCTAGTCGAAAAAGTTGATAGCTACCTCAACTACGTGGTTGAGAACTGGATGGAAGAAAACAAAGTAGCGATCCAATCTGGACTACGTGCAGAGATCGCAGAAGGATTCATGGAAAAGCTTAAAACGGCTTTCGAAGAGTCTTACATTGAAGTTCCAGAAGGTAAAGTTGACCTCGTTGATGAACTTGCTACTGCACACGAAGAACTGGAAGAAAAGTTTAATGATGCAGTATCACAAACTATGGAACTGAAGGAAGAGCTAGAAGGTTATAAGCGTCAAGCGATTATTCGCGAAGCTTCTAAAGATCTAGCAGAAACTCAGATCGAAAAACTAACGAGCCTTGCAGAGTCAGTTTCTTTCGAAAGCGAAGCAGATTTCGCTCAGAAGGTTGCAACTCTAAAAGAATCATATTTCGGTCAGAAAACCGCCAGTTCCGTCATTGAAGAAGAAACAGAAGAAGATGGTGATGAAACTGTCGAAGTATCAGAATCAATGGCACAATACGTTAACGCACTAAGAAAACAAATTAAGTAATTAGGAGATCCAATTATGGAAACTTATGATCGTCTCGTAGAGAAATGGTCTCCAGTATTGAACGAAGAAGCT